GGATTCGATACGCATACGCTCCGCGCCACCAGTGGCAAAGCCAACAGGGTATGCGCTGACAGTACCAAATACTGCCTCATAAGCCGCTGTACCCGTAAACAAAGACCCGCCAGCGCTACTTTCAACACCAAGATAAGTAAAGCCACCAGTGTTGTTTAAGAAATGTGCAACGTAGTTTGTCCCCGTGGTAGATTTCAGTTGTGTGGATGCAGTTGCGCCCTGCACATCTAACTTATACCCCGGCGAAGCAGTACCAATTCCAACTTGACCGCTGGGGTCTAGGCGCATACGCGCTATTGAGGAAGTATAAAAATCTATGACATTGCTTGTGCTGCTGCCACTTACATATGACGTTACGCCTGTTCCAAAAACAAAAGCAGAACCGTCTCCAGCAATTATGTTTCCAGTTCCTCTTACTACTCCCGCTACATCTAGCTTGTAGCTTGGCGAACTTATCCCTATCCCCACGTTACCGCTTGTATTCCAAATTCCGCTACCTGGAAAATTTGATGTACCTGTAAATGTGGCAGTCCCAGCCACCGCCAGCGTTTTGCCAGCACCAACATTAAGACCGACTGAAGTACCAGTACCTGCGCCAGTAAACACTGCATCCACAGCATCAAGATCAGCATTGATCTTTGTACCCCAGGTGTCGGTTGAAGCACCTACCTCTGGCTTGGTGAGTAGTAGGTTTGTCGTTGTCGTATCTGCCATGATTTACTCCTAGATAGGTGTCCAAGTATTTGACCCGTCTGTGACTGGAGTCCAGGTATCAGGCGTGTCGTTGATGATTGTCCAATTGCTTGAATTATCGCTTGAATTCGTCCAAATGGCACTGGTGTCCGATTCTGCTGACCAATTCTCAGCGGTGTCCGAATCAGGCTCCCAGAACAACCTTTGCGTAATCAAATCAAGCGCAGATGCGTACTCAGCAACCTGGGCCACAAAAGCAAGACCAGATAGCAAATCTTCTTGAAGATTGCCGTACTCTTGCAAGTTGCAAACAAAAATTGATATGCTTGATAAAGATTCAGCAGAGCTAAGAGATTCAGAAGCCTCTGAAAATAAACTTGTAATGGCAGACTGGTTATCGGAGCCAGATATGGCCTCAATAGTTTGTACGTTGTATTCAATTAGGGAAGCACTTGATTCTGAAGCCGATAGCGATTCACTTGCGTCTGCCACAAGCGTTAAAGTATTGATGACGCTATCTGCTGGAAATAAGGAATCAGAAGAAGATGCAAGTGCAGTTAATGTGTTTGTTAGTACGTCTGACGCTGATAGAGAATCAGAAACAGTAACGGGCATAACAAGGATGCCAACCTGGGCAGTGTCTGCGATTATGCTTTCAGCAGCAAACACTACAAATATAACTAATGATGTGCTTGAATCTACTGCTGATACAGATTCAGATGCAAACGCTACGGCGACAAAACTACCTGATTGATTATCTGTTGCGGTAACTGATTCCGATAAGGATGCCACAGCATCAAGAACAGTCGATTGACTGTCAGCAAAGGATACTGATTCTTGCTGCTGCGCTATTAGCGTCGCTATATTTGAGAGAACATCAGACGCCGATAGGGACTCGCTTAATGATTTTTCATAAGAGACAGTTTGAATTATGCTTTCAGAAGCAGAAACAGCCTCATTGATTGATTTTGAGTATCCAGTGCCAGATAGCAAACTCTCGTATGTGTTGTATCCGTATGCACCAGAACCATAAAATCCAGCGCCGTAGCCACCCTCAGTAATGTTTACAACATAGGTGTTGCCAGATAGCGCGCTAAATGGTGAGCCAAGTGGTGCTATGCCAAACATAATTCACCGGCTAAATTACTTCAACCCATTGACAGGTTTGTTCGTCTAAGACACAGTTACCATCTGGCTTTGGAGGAATAAATGCATCCCTGTCGCTGTCGTATGTGTATCCAATACCAGCGTAGTTTTTACGAAACGGCGTACCGCCCAGCAAATGCTCACCGGCAAAAGTGTTGTAGCTTGTCTTTTTCCAAACTAGTCCAGTATTCGCCGCATAGATAACCTCACCATCGTGCGGCTCATCCACGCCCACAATTACTTGGACAACGATGTTATTTTCATCAAGTTGTGCAAAATGCGCCATGCTATTTACCACTGAATTGTGCCAGTACCGGCAGTGAATTGATACACCTTGTAACCCGCCCGTGATGCGGTATCCGCATCAGGAACATTAGACCCCGTAGTGGTTACGCCGTTAACAACCAATCCCGCTGAAAAAGTAGTGATGCTTAGATAGGTATCTTCATAAGCGAGGATAACAACCCCTGACCCACCGTTAGCTGCCGCAGAAGCTACTCCACCGCCGCCACCGCCGCCACCAGTGTTTGCGGTTCCTGCAATTGCGTTAACACTATTGCGGCCACCAGCACCACCACCGCCTGCACCACCAGCACCGCCCACGCCAGACGTTTGACCACCGCCACCACCGCCGCCGCCAGCATAAGTAATGCTAGTCCCTGTTATTGACGATGATGATCCTGCGCCTCCGGCTGTTCCAGCAGCGGTTGAGTTCGTAGCGCTTGCTGCACTAGCACCGCCACCACCTGTACCGCCTCTGCCAGAGCTTGAAGTGCCACCAGCCGAGTTTGCCCCTGCGAATCCTTGCCCCGCAGTTCCCGCGCCTCCAGTAAAACCCGCCCTACCAAAAGCCCCGCCGCCAGAACCACCAGCAGCGCCATTATTTCCAGCAATACTAGACCCGCCACCACCGCCAGCCGTGGAGGTTATGCTACTGAAAACGGAGTCTGTACCGTTGCCACCACGAGTGCCGGTATTATTTGCTCTGCCCGTTCCGCCCGCGCCAATCGTTACTGTGTATGCAGTTCCTGCGGATACTGAGAACCCCGTTGCCGTGCGATACCCTCCAGCGCCGCCACCACCAGCACCGCCGTGGGAGTTATCACTAGAACCACCACCACCAGCACCCGCGACAACTAAATAATCTACGGAAGGAGGAGGAACGTTAAACAAAGGCCAAGCACTGCCCTGTAACCCTTGCATCACTTCATTAGTGCGCCAAATACCTTTTGCCGATGTTGAGGTATTAGTCGCCGCAGTGGGCGACATAATGGAGGCTTTGTACCGACTAGGCATTAGGTGATAGCCTCGTAGGATGCGGTCAATTCAATCGCCGATGCCGTGCCAACGGTAACGACAATGGATTGTGCTTCACCAAGATAAAACGCTGTGCTTTTATCGACAATAACAATTGAGGCATTAACAGGCACTGGCACTTGGTAAACAAGCCGGTAATTCGTGCCAGCACCAGCAGCAGCACTGTTGATCGCCACCGTCACGGTTGCAGGAGCAACAGTTACATTCGCCGCAACAATGTTGTCAATCTTGTTTACCGTGTTCGCCGCAGGTGTGAGTGCAGTCCAAGTCGTAGCCGCTGTAGTGCTTGGAATCAAATAGCTGGTGTTTCCGTAAATGCTTGTTACGTTAACTATATTTGGGTTTGCCATTTTTATTCCTTAATAACCAAAAACCATTGCCATAATTATTGCCCTGCCCTCTGGTACAGCAACCGCAGCGGGATAAGTTACAAAAACATTCTTAGAGCCTGCGGAAAAATTTACTAACGACCCTGAGTTGCTGGAAGATAGCACCGTAGTCCTAGATAGCGTTGTGCCTGAAGATGTGTAAGTACCAATACCAACTTCCCACTCTGACCCGCCTGTGATGGTGTAATAGGTAGAGTTACCATTACCAATAGCAGAAAATGACTGAAAACCAGAAGCAGCGCCTGCTAAAGTAACAGTGCCAGTTCCGGTTGTTGTGGTTGTTTCTTGAACCCTATCGGCTAAGATTAGAGCCATAAAACCCCCTTAAATTATGTGATTTCGATTTCTTCTTCTTTGAAGAAACGTTCTTGAGCAATATTGTTTTGGTCGGTGTATGAAACGCGAAGTAACAATTGTGCGTCTGTATCTACAGTAGCACCTTGTACAGTGCCAACCATATCCGTGTGCTTAACTTTGACTGAATCGCCTGTCTTAAAAGCCATGATATTTTCCTCAAACAGATGCGGTATAAGTAACGTTAAGCGTGTCCCCGTTTGCTACTGCTCGGTTACCGCCACTAAATGATCCTGCTGAATATAAAACGCCGGTGGTAGTTGCGCGAACCTGAGTGACGGTTAGCAAGGCCCCTGCAATTGTCGCAGTGGCATTTATACTAAATGATGTGGCTGTAGATGCCTTAGAGCCAGCAGAAGCAGAATTCCAGGCCACTGTAGCCCTGTTGGTTCCAGAGTACGCTGTGCTTTCCGTCCATCCGGAATGCGATGCCAATGTATCACCGGCAGCGTAAGTAGGAGCAGATGCCCCATCTACCAAACCCATGTACCAGGCAGCGGTGTAGGCCGAGCCAGCAAAATACTTATCAAGCAAGTCGTTTTTGCCAACAGTCACCACCAAGTTCTCAATGGTATCAGTCCATTTAACTTTGCCATCTTGACCAATGCACTGGACATCATAACGCCCTGTTACACCAATTGTTTCTGCTAAATCATTAGACTTAGATATGGAAACATCAGATTTTTCTGTCAATTTGATTTTTTCGGATTGCATAAAAAACTCCTAATTTATCCAAAAGATTTAGCACGGGCAGACATTGCCCCGCTTGATGTCGAACTACGGCTGTCGGAAATCTGTAAGTCAGTCAGTGCCTTTTCGTAAAGACTTGACCATACGGGTATTCTCGCATCATCTTGCAGGTATGGAGCAGCCTGCAAAAGACTGCCGTAAAGGTAAATATCTGGGCTTGCAGCCAAAAGCCAATTGCTTGCTACTGATGCTGACAGTTTTGTGAGCTTGGCGTAGTACACAAGCTCGGTGGTGTATGTTGCGTCAGGCGCTGGAACAACCCTTACTTGGCCACCGACAATGCCAAAGTATTTAGGACGCGAAGCCGCAGAATGTGTCCTCAGCAAGTCATCAAGCGCGTCAATGGTTTGAAAAACAAGTGGGGTAATTGGGTTTGTGCCGCTTAACTTAAATGATTTTGTTTCTAAGAAATCACTAGGTAAGGCGGCATACTCTGTGCTAATGTCTGCGTTTGACCTTACTATCATTTGCCTGGTTCGCAATTGGCGCTCAATCTGCGCCTCTGCAAGAGAAATAAAGTCGGGAATGGCAGACGTGAGATCGGTGCGGTTAAGCCAGTCACCGATTGATGCCTTTAACTCCGTGTACGTTGTCAGAGCCATTAAGTTGCCTTTTCCTGTTCCTCAAGCTCTCGCATAACCCAGGTATGGTCGTGCTTGAATTCAAACGTGCCAATGTGACCAATTTCTTTGCTTACGTCGTGGTCAATGTGGATTTTAAACCCTGCCTCCTGAGCTTTACGGCAAAAGAAGATATCCTCGCCAATGTAACCGCGCTCCTTTGGTCGCCACGGAGTTTCAAACCACGGCTCTGATAGCTTTTCAAAGACGTTTCGTTTAATCAACATCACGCCCATGCCAATAGAGCCAACTTCCTCGATGCCGGTGGACTCGGGCATGGTGTACACCAATTCGCGGGTCCCATCAGGCTTGTAATTCTGCGCAGTCGGACCAGTCGGCATCCTGCGCCGTGCGCAGTTTGTGGCCACAATGTCCAGGTCATGCTTTAGGAGCCTGCCAACCATATCCTGCGGGAAGGTCATATCCGAATCAATAAACAAGATATGCGTGCAGCCCTCGGCCATCGCGTCCAGCGCCAAATCAGCGCGTTGATTCTGTATCAGCGTACCCTGCATAATCTTGAGGGATACGGCATCGGTGGTGCTGATAGTGTGATACGCCACCATGTTCACCAAACAGTAGGTGAAGTTTGTGTGGACCATATCACGCGCTGGCGTGCAGACTGCTACATAGTTCATACTTGTCCTGGTCGAGTTCTAAAGTATTGGTTATCAGGGTCATTGAGCCAGCGTTTCATGTACGCCTCATCTTCTAACTTACCCTCTGCCTTGAGTTTGAAATACACGCTCAATGGTATGGATGCCACACGGCTCCATTCGCCATACTTGTCGTGCTTCTCGCCCTGGTTGTAGATGCTGCGGTTTTCCTCAATAATTTCCGTGACATCTTGACTTGTCTGTATGGTTGCCTTGTCGGTGTCCGCATCGTAGTGCCACGTCCGAGTAATTCCAAGGTCTGAATTTGTTTCAAATAATCTTGATTCGCTCATTTAAAAAAGGGACCAGGTTTCCCTGATCCCTTCCATGCTTGGTTACGATGTAACCAGGTCAGCAGCAAGGCCGTGGGCATTTTCAGATAAGAGTTTGTGGCCCCACTCTACGATCAGCATACGCTTCTCAGCGTCGCCGGTCTTGGCCAGCTCAATTTGCTGGTAAGGACGCAGGGTAGTCACCTTTGCGTACTCGGGATCAATCACCCACGCATCACGCTCACGCTGGAAGCGGTTGGGAACCACTTGCACATTGCCGAAGTCGCTGACATAAATATCA